TCACGTCTTCCTCCCCATCGCCTTCAAGGCGCTGCTCTGGTGTCCCGGCCGGTGGTGGCCGTAGTTGTCTTCAAGCGTCTTCATCGTCATGCCGAGGAAGCCCGCTGCATCCCACGGCTTGGCGTCCCGTTCCATGAGCCAAGTCGCGGCTGTGTGCCGATGCCAGTGTGGCGTCACTTCTTGGGGGAGGCCACCGTCCTTAACGCAAGCGGCGTAGCCTCGGCGGATTCGGCTGGTGATAATCACGCCGCCATGGTGGAGAACTGCGTTGCAGGTGGCGAGCCCCTCGCCTTCTCGACGATCCATTTCCCTGCGGTCGATCTCACGCCAGCGCCGCAGGTGCGCCAGCAGGCGGCTGGGGATGCGGACAAGGGTTCGCTTCTTCGTCTTGTGTTCGCGCTCGTCCCGACCGCGCCGGTAGATCACACCGTCGTCCAGATCGACCCACGCTGACGATGGGCTCTCCTCCCACAACAGCTTGGGGATCACGCCCGGCCTGGTGCCGGTATAGAGGCCGATCAGGATCAGGCGCCGAAGGTGACGCCGGTTGGCGATTGCCGATCCGCCCCGCCGCTTCCACTTTCCGCCTGTGGTCTGATGCCAGCCCATCGCGCCAAGCAACAGATGAGCCGCCTGGGATCGTGTCAGGGCGTCGCGATTGCTCTCGGGCTTGTCAGGGAGCCAGACCTTCGGGCGGCGGTTCAGCGGGTGCTCGCCGGCCCAATGGCCGATGGCGGCCGACAGGTCTTCAAGCTCTCGCCTTGCGCCTTGTGCGGTGACGCGCCGCGCAGTCTCCGGGTGCTTCGCCGAGGCTATAGGCTGGGTGATGCGGCGAGCCACATATTCCTGACATTTCGAGCGTTTCACGTCGGCGAGGGTCAGGCCATCGCCCCAGAAGGCGTCCAGCGCCTTGAACCGGGCGCGAACCCCGGCCGGGTCCGGCGCCTTCGGAGCTTTTTCGATCAGGTAGAGGGCAAGAACCTCTGCGACGTAGATCGAAGCGGGATCACCTGAGCGCTCGCCTTCTGGGTCTGCCTCGGTCGGGGACCACTTCGCGGAGATGTAATCGGCGAGTTGCTGTTCGGCGCTCGCAAGGCTGCTTGGACCGCAGCCTGTGCTGATCTGAGCCGATCCGTCCCTGATGTAGTAGATGTCGGGGATGGGCTGGCCCGTACGGGCGTGGACCCGGCCGGAGCGGAGATAGAGGCGCGGTCCTTTTGAACGACGGGACATGGGCGCGAAACCTTCAGGGGCGTGAACAGGCCGCGCAGTTGCGCGGGGGTGATGAAATGCTTCCCGGCGACGACCGACGGCGTCAAGCGTCCGGCAGTGATCGCCGACCGCAGCGAGGCCACGGTCAACGGCCCGTCGGGATAGAAGACGGCGATGATTTCCTTGAGGGTCATCGGCTCGTCGTCGGGCCAGTCGGTCGGCGACGGCCGCCGCTCGACCCTGGCGAGGGGTGCGAGACGGGTCATTCCTCCTCCCACTCCTGATGGGTGAGGATCATCGCCATAAGCAGCGGGCGCATACGCCAGTTGATGTCGTTGCGGATCGTGTTGACCAGGGACGTTTCCCAGGACTTCGAAACCAGCGCCCTGTCGGAAAGCATCTCCGGATACATCGTCTTGAGGTGGTTGACCGCCTCCCGCCCGATGTTGCGCGCCATCTCGTCGAACAGTCGGCGCGCGCGGCGCTCCTGCGTCTCGGCAGACGAGGCCGTCGACGAGGGCGTGATGGCGCTGCCGGTGGTCGTAAGGGCGGTGGTCATGGCTTCAGCCCTTCTTTCCAGGCCTGGCACCAACCCATCAGGTCAGCCGCCGTCTCCGGTCGATATCCGGTGTCGCCGTAGATCATAGCGAGGGTCTGACACGTCCCCGCCGCCCTGCCCCTGTCGAAGGCCCGGCGACGAACCTCATGTTGCTCCGTCACCTGAAGCGCCCCGAGCGTAAGAGAGAACGCTGCGACGAAGATGATCGCGCCGACGGTGCTGGGGCTTAGCCTGCGGGTCCTCATTTCAGCACCGCCAAAATCCAGTCCTGCACCGACGAGCAAAGCTCTGCTGTGTCCCCTCCGATGTCGTGGAAGATTGCCTCGTCCCAGTGGGGCTCACACGGCGCCAGGGCTGCGATAGCCGCGCGCGCGTTGCGAATATTCCTTGAGACGACTTCCAGCATTTCAGGGTTGGTCTCGGCATTTTCGTAGGCGGCATCGACGAATTCTTGCCACGTCGGATAGCCGGGCATGTTCTCGGCACCCGCCATATGAATGGCGGATGCAACGCGATTGACGACTGCAGCCTGAGCCTGCTCCAGGGCCGTGCCGACGGCCCTCCGATGCTCTGGAACTGTGGAGCGCGGGGGGAAGGGAACGACTGTCATTGCAGGCTCCAGAGGACTTCCCCCGTTAGGCCGTCCTCGATCTTGAGGGTGCCGGGGTTCAGCTCGGCGTGAGCGGATAGATCGTCGTCGGCGGGAAGGTCGATGATGTAGAACACGGTCTGCCCATCGTCTGAGAGGCGGTGAAAGACGCGCGGCACCCACTGGTCCCTAGGCGGAAGCGGCTTGCCCGTTGCGTAGGTCGAACCTGTCATGCTGCGGCTCCTTCGGCCTTAGCCATCGCGTCGATCATGCGTTTGGTCCTTGTCTTTGGTGGTGGGTGGCGGCCTCGGTCATTCGAGGATTTCCATCAGCATGGCGTCGAAGGCCTCGACGCAGAGGCCGCCGACGATGCCGGTTGCGTGTTCGCCGGCCATCGCGAGGCGCACGTCCTCCGTTCGCGGATCGACCCCGATCATCAGCGCACCGACGGCGGCCCGTGCTTCGGCGAGGGTGGACTGGACCCGGTAGGTCAGTTCGGGGTCGCGGTGAGTGGAGGCCAGCATGACGGCCCTGCCCCAGCTCTGGGCGGGCTTGATTTCCGGAGCGTGCCAGATGGCCTCGGCGACACGGTGCAGGATCGCCGCGCGGTCGTGTTCGGCGGCGCTCATGCTCGGCTATCCACGATTGCGCTCAGGACTGTCGCATCGGCCCCTGCCCGCTCCAGAGTCCATCGGACTTCGTACGCGTGGGGGCGAACGCTGATCAGGTCGCATTGGTGTTCGAGATTATCGACAGCCTCGATCTGGGCCGGCGTCAGTAGGCAGACGATGGCGGCGGGGATGAAGTTCATGCCGTCGCCCTCCTACTCGTCATCTGGAGGATCAGAAGTTCGGTGTCCGGAACGGCTTCATGCAGCGCTTGCATCGCAGCATCAGAGGCGTGGCTAATGCCTTCGCTCATCGCGAGCCGATATGAGGTCATCGCCAAGCGGCGCAGGCGTCGGCGGACGCGCGGCCTGTAGGTCCTTACTGAGGTGTCGAGGATGGAGCGGGTCATGCCGCCAGCCTCAGCAGCAGTTCGCCGAAGCCCATCATGGTCACGCCCATGGCCGCACCCAGCAGGCAGAGCTTCCATGTGGCGATCTGGCGATGTGCCGGGTTCGACCAGGACCGGCGCATCAGATTTCCTCCAGATAGATGCGGAGAGCTTCGACGTTGGCTGGGTCGGCCCCGATCTCAGCCATCAGCGCCGGGATTGGGCCGTCAAATGTGGGCGGCGACAGATCGAGCGTCCGCGTCTCCCGATGAAAGTCGACCCTGCCACCAGCCGCCTCAAACGCGACCTTCCACTGCCGGGGCCGGAAGGGAGGGATGACCATTTCAGGCCGCACCAGACCGCAGAGCCGCAGGCAGTCTTCGAAGATGAAGATCGGCCAAGCGTCCACAATGTATCTGTGGTCACGCATGGCGGCGTAGTAGGCCGGGTCGTCGTAGCCGCGCTTGTCGTCATCTTTCTCGCAGCCGAACATCTGCTGCTTCAGGATCACGGCTTCGAGGTCCGGCGCCGGCGTTTCGATCAGCGCGCGCTCGTCGTCACAAACCTTGTCATAAGCGGCATCAATCTGTTCAGCCACCTCGCCCAGATCGGCCAGCGCGGCCTTTTCGGTCGCGAGCCAGGCAAGGAAATCTTCTTCGCTTATCCGAGTGGCCTTCAGTCGGCGATCCGTCAGAAACTGCTGAAGGCTCGTCGACAAGATGATCAGTTTCCCGTCAACCTTCCGTGCCATCCTGTTCCAGTCAGGCGCGCGGTCAGTGATGGCCTGCGACATTTCATCGTATCGCTGGCTCAGAACATCGTAGGCGTCCCGGCTCTTGTTGTAGCGCAACAGGGCTTCCGCCCAGGCCGTCCGAAGGTCCGACAAGCCGAACGGTCGGCCTGATGCCGCCGCAGTCATCGCTTCGGCATCTCGCAGATACACGTCCGCAAAATGCTCTTCAGTGCGAAGGCGTGTGTCCCCTTTGTTGGTCAGCAGTTTGGCTTTTCGGAGAAGCTCGGCAGGGTTCCGTGGCACATAAGCGACCAGCGCATCTACAGCGGCCCAATGGCGATCAGATGCAGCGTTCCAGGTCGCGTGATCCTCAGCCGTGACTTCCCGCCCCTCCTTTTCGGCCCGAACGCTGTCGGTCAGATCAGCGAGGTCATTCCAGATGACCTCAGCCGCGAGAACCTCGGCTTCAAGCGCATCTAGGATCGAGTTTTCGTGCGCCGCGATGCGGGCGATAGCCCGTTCCGCCGCGATGGCGGCGCTCGGCGTCGCGGTAGTGGTGTGTTCGGCGGCAGCGATCATCGCTCTCTCCTCGGTATGGAGAAAGGTTTTCACATGCCAAACATTGATGCAAGCGAAATGTTTTGACTTGCCAAACTTTACAGTGCGCCAGAAACGGTCGTGGGCCTGTTAACGAGTCTGGACTCTTGTTGCGGTTCTGTGGCGAGTCGGATTGTTGAAGGGAGACGACATGGCCTGCCGGCTATTCTATTTCGCTAGAGCTGTGGTGCGCGTCGATGGAAGACTGCAGGGCGGCCCGGCCTTGCCTTTCGTCAGCGCCCAGGATGCGGAAGATGGCGGCGCTATGATCGCGAGACTGGAGGGCGCTGCTGTTGCGTACCAGCAGATTGGCGATCCAGAGCATGACCTTTGGGAAGAGCCCGAGCTCCTGGGCGTCTTCGGCGACTTGAGCGAGGATCTAGTCCTCGCGGCAGTGGCTTGATCAGGCCGATCTGCGCCGCAGCTGCTCGACCATCTGAATGACTGCATCGCGGCTGGGCTGATCTAGGTCGCGCAGTATTTGCGCGACCCCCTCAGCGGGTTCGTCCAGGTCGAAGGGGTTCACATCGATCAAGCGCCCGCCCGTCGTGCCTAGGGCCTTCGCCATCTGATCGACCGTATCCCGATTGAAGCGCGTCGCGGGCCGTCCGCCTCTTACGGCGCCGGTCTCGATGTCAGAGACATAGCCCTTGGTCCGCCCGAGCTCTTCGGCGAGTTCATCCAGGGTCAGGCCGCGATAGTCGCGCCAAGCGGCAAGCCACCAACCGGATGCGTCGCGGTAGGCCTGGTATTGATCGTGACGGGCTTTTCTCGGGCGTATAGCCATGCCGAACTTCTAATCCTCTAACCGCGGTTAGTCGTTCACCACATGCCGAACGTTTTGCTGGACAAAACATTCGGCATGTGAAAACCTTTCCGCATGTCAGACACACCGCTGAAGACCGCACGAGCAGCGCTCGGCATCTCCCAAATCGAGATGGCCAACCGGGTCGGCCTCGGAAGCAAAGGCTACTACAGCCGGATTGAGCGCGGCTTGGACGAGCCGAGCTTGCCCGTCGCACTGGCTTTAGAGCGTGAAACCGGCGTGGACGCTGGGTCGCTGAACCGAGAGGTCGCGATGGTCAGGTCGCAGGCTCCAGCGGCCGCCGCCTGATGCAGCTTCACCCTCGCCTTCTCGCTCTGGACGCCAGCCATCATCGCCCAATGGGCGCTGCGCGTCTCACGAGCAGCAACCCGGCAGGCCCCGGCCGCAACGCCATGCAGGATCGCCCGATACAAGGCCTCGTCGATGATCTCGTGGTCGGTGGTCATGGCCCTCAGCCCCTCTTCTCCAACGCCGTCGTTCTCGCTGATCAGCTTCGCCGTGTCGCGTTCGAACGAACCTCGCTTTTGAACGGAAATGCAGCATGACCAAATCCCGCGAACCGACCACGTTCGAAGACGCGATCCTCCGCATCGTGGACCGCATCGGCTGGGCCGCTGCCGCTGATGTCGTAGGCAAAGGGGAGCGGGTTGTCCGCAACTGGTCCGACCCCGACATGGACCGACAGCCCACCATCGACGAGGCGATGGCGCTGGACGCGGCTTATCTCGCCGCTGGCGGTGGTGAGCCACCCTTGATGGCCGTCTACAGCCGTCGCCTCGACCGCATGGTCAAGGCTCCTTCCGACACTGCCGTTCTCGTCCGCGCCTCTCAGACTGCCGCCGTCGAGGCTGGTCAGGCGATTGCCGCCCTTATGGCCGCGTCGCAGCCCGGCGCCAGCGCTGGCGATCTCGCACTGGCCGACAGGGAGACCGAGGAGGCCATTGAAGCGCTGAGCGCCGCGCACCGTCACCTGGGCAGCCGCACCCACCTCAAGGCGGTGAGCTGATGTCCGCCAAGCTGACTTCCATTCGCGGCGGTCCAGTCCTCGTGGCGACAACCCCGTCCCCCGCTGAGCGGGTGATGGGTTCCCATAGGCTGGTTGAACAGGCCGCGCGGGAACTGACCAGCGGTGACGCCGGATCAGGCGTGAAGGCGCTGACCTTCGCTGCCGCCACACACCTCGCCCTGACCATCGGCCCCGACGAAGCTGGGGCCTTCTTCGAAATGATCGCCGGAGTGGCGCGTCAGGTTCGTCCCGACCCGGATTCCGCCGCATGACAACGACTGGGGCATCAGTGCATTCCATCCGCCCCGCTATCCCCGATCTTCGAGACATCGTCCAACGGCTGGGCGGTGAGCTTTCGGCCGGGGGGCGACAAGCCACCATACCTGGCCCCGGCCACTCCCGGCGCGACCGTTCGCTGAGCCTGAGGGTGTCGGAAGACGGGGCACGGATCCTGTTCAACTCGTTCGCTGGGGACAGCGCCCGTGACGTGTTCGCCTACCTGGGGATCGACGGGGCGTCCGAATACAAGCCCAGCCGCGCTGAGATCGAAGCCGCGCGCCGACTGCGCGAGGCGGAAAGCCGTCGACTTGAGGTCGAGAAACTCGATTTCTGCGCTGACGTCTGGGACGGCACCGCACCGCTCGAAAACACGGCGGGTGCCCTCTACCTCTACAATCGCGGTCTGGTGCTTCAGGCCCAGGACATCCGGTTTCATCCGTCTGCGCCGAGGTCGGTGCCTTGGAACCGGATGGCAGACGATCCAGCCCCGCCCCCGCCAGCCCCCGCAGTGGTCTGCCTCGCCCGAAACGGGAGGGGTGAGCCGCGCGGTCTGCACCTGACCTACGTGACGGAAGACGGCCGCAAGGCCTTCGGGGATTGGTCCAGGCTGATGATGGGGCCGATGTCCGGCGCGGCCGTGAGGACGGGTCCGGTCGGGCGCGACGGCGTTCTGGCTGTCGCCGAAGGTCTGGAGACTGCCGGATCGTTTTCCGTCCTACGCAGCGTGACGACCTGGGCGACCTTTTCCACGTCCGGCCTCAAGGGGTTCGAAGTGCCCTTGTCGGTTCGACGACTGCTGATCGCGGCGGATCACGACGAGAACGGCGCGGGGCTGCGCGCGGCCCAAGAGTTGGCCGAACGGGTCAGCACCAGGTGCGACGTGGACATCTTCGCCCCCGCCGAAGTCGGCGACTGGAATGACGTGATGATGGGAGGCGGCCAATGAGCGATCAGGTCGTCCACCTCGCCTTCCAGCGCCGCTCACGATACCGCGTCGAGCGGTTCGATGAGATCAGGCCCTCGACGTCATCCTATCTGGTCAAGGGGCTCTATCCTCGCACCGGCCTCGCCTTCATCACGGGCCAGTCCAAGGCGGGCAAGACCTTCGTCACCATCGACCACACACTGAAGATCGCCTCGGGCGCCAAGGTGATGGGCCGGAACGCGAAGCATTCCGGCGTCATCTACGTCGCGGCCGAGGACCCTGAGGGCTGCCGTGCGCGGATTGAGGCGTGGAAGAAGAAAAACCCGAGGGAGAGCTACACGCCGTTCGCTTTGATCGGCCAGCCTGTCGATCTCAACAGCGACGATTCGGTCGATGATCTGAAAGGCGCCATCCGCGACGCCATTGACGGTTTCGCCGAGCACGATTTCGGTCTGGGCGCCATCGTGTTCGACACCCTGGCCCGCTGCGTGCCGGGCGCGGATGAGAACAGCAGCGCGGACATGGGACGCGCGCTGCAGGCCATTGAGAGCTTCGCCAACACCTTCGAGTGCTTGGCGATGATCGTCGCCCACCACGGCAAGAACGCCGCCGCCGGCATCCGGGGCTGGTCCGGTCTTGGCGCCGCCGCCGATGCGGTGGTGACGGTGGTCAGAGACGACGAGACTAAAGAGCGGACCCTCACGTTGGACAAGGTCAAGAACGGCCCCGATGGCGACCGGATCGCGTTCAGCCTGCTTCCAGCGCCCATCGGCATCTTCGACGAGGACGGCGAAGAGGTCTGGTCCTGCACAGTCAACTACGAAGGCATGGCGGATAAGGTCGCCAAGCCCGCACGTCGCGTGGCCCTCAAGCCCCAGGAGGAAATCCTCCTGTCGGCAATCCGCTGGGTCACGGACAACGGTTCGACGCAGGACGTGCCCGCCACGGTCATTGGCATCCGCGCCGGTACAAAGGCGATACGCAGAGACGACGCCTATGCCCGCGCCGAGGAGGCGGGGTTGGCCGCTGAAGGCGAGACCTACGACGCCTTTAAGAAACGTCGCCGTCGCGCCCTGGAGGCGCTGGTGGCCGCCAAGCGCATTCGTCTGGAAGGGGACCTCATATGGCTGGTTTGATCGCTATGGGGACAAGGGGACAGGAAGGGACATGTCTCTATTTGTCCCCTGCCCTCCTCATCTTGACGGGGGACAAAACGGGGGGTACGGCTGTGAAGCCGCCCCAGTTGTCCCCCAGGAGGGTGACGCGGCGCGGCGGGACTTTCAGACCTCCGCCCCCATTTTTCGCCATTACCGTTCATGCATTGAGCGCGCCTCTGCGCGTCTCAAGGCGGGGGCGTGCGGCATGAACCGGACGCAACCGGACAAACCCGGACAGTCAATAGCGTCCAAACCGGACAGGACAGGACATCCCCCTTTAGGGGGTGTCCGTGTCCGTCCGGGTGACGGGGTGTTTCACTGATGGTGGAGCGCATCACCTTGGCCCAGCAGCACGCCGTGAACGAGCAGCGCCGCATGGGCCGCACCGACCGCCAGGCCGAGAAGATCGTCGGCCTTCCCCACGGCATCCTGTCCCGCCCCTTCATCGTCGATGACCAGACCACCCTTCGTCGTCCCACCCGATCCACCCTGTTCTGAGTTCATCCATGTCCAAAGCAAACCGTCGGCGCCGACAAAAGCAACGGAGGGATCAGCGGGCCGCGCAGGCTGCGGCTCAGGCCGTGCGCACCGCTGAGGCAAGGTCAGCCGTACCCCGGAAGACGATGACGGAACCCTTGACCGATATCTCAGCCCTCCGGGTGTCCGTCGAGGATGTGATGGCGGCCGGCGTTCGAACTGAACCCATGCGGTGGGTCATCGTGAGGTGCGCGGCGATGGCGGAACGCAAGGTGATGACCGCGCTGCAGGAGCACCGGATCATGGCCTACTTGCCGACGCACCGATTCTATCGCCGTCCCCGTGGTGTGCTTCAACGCGCCGAGCGACCGTTGATGGTTGGCTATGTCTTCGTCGGCCTAGCCCCACATCAGTCCGAATACGATCTTCACCTGATCGACGGCATCGCCGGCCTTCTCAAGTCCGACGGCGTCACCGCCAGGATCAACCCGTGGACCATCGTGCAGATCGCGGCGATGGAGGCCGCCGGCGCATTCGACCACACCGGCCCTCGCAAACCTGCCTACACCAAAGATCAGCTCGTCCGGATCGTGTCAGGCTGGGCGATGGGACACCATGCTCGCGTCGTGGAAGCCACAGACGGTGGTCTGCGCGTCCAATTCGAGGGCGTCTTCAAGGGCAGTCCCGTTCCGGTCGGAGAGGAGCAAGTGGAGGCGGTGGATATCCCGGCCGCCGCGTGAACCTATATCTTGCGAGGGAAGCCGAACTGCGTCATATATCCGGTAGGCGACGGCATGGGCAACGCGTCCCAGGAACGGCTTCACCGCAGGGGCCAGCTAGACCTTCGAACCGCAACCCGCTCAGCGGCCCGGTTTCGACCCAATCCAGAAACACGCCCAGAGATTACCGTGCAACGGCTTCTTGACCTCGAAGGCATAGCCCGCATCGAGCAGGGCCTGAACCTCAAGAACGCTCTCTGGGCGCCCGAGAACGACGACATGCCCCAGCGCTTGGTGGCGTTGTCGGTCAAGCATTTCGGACGGACGGTCGAGCAGACGTGGTTCGAATACCCAGAGCGGTTCTGGGAACTGTACGACGAGAACGACCCGTACGACGATGACGAGGACGCTGTGATCAGCGACGATCGTCAATGGCTCTACGACCACATGAACACTGCCGGCGACTGGGCCCTGCACTTCGAGGTGCTAGACCTGCCCTTCGCCCAACAGATCCCGCTCTGGACCGCGCTCGGTTGGGACGTGACAAACGAGAAGGGTGAGCGGCCGAAATGCATGGAGCATTTCGAGCGCGCGCTCCTGGCTCACGCCAAGGGGCTGCCCCTCCAAGGTGCTGACGTTGCGCCTGAGCCGGACGTCGAAAGTTGGGGCGCGAAGCTGGCGGCTGAAGCCAAGAAGTTCAACAGCAACAGCCGGCGGTAGGCCGGTGCCATGTGTTCCCGCTCTGCCTCGGCATCGGGCTTGTCATCATGCAGCGGCGTGGGAAGCAGACACGCCAGCCAATCTCGCGACGAAGAACCAGTGATGACCGGTCGATCTGGTGAACGTCGATAAGGGCTGAAGGGGACGCGCCCCGGTCGGAGTAGCGCCCGGCCTGCATGACCAACTCTGCTGGGGCGAAGGCTCCTGAGGCTAACCGGAAGTCGCCCTGGAAAACGGATGGGCGGGGCCGCCAGCAGACATCGTCCCGCCTCGGCGGACTTGGCGGGGCCGTCCGGGCGCATCCGGTCGGTAGGGTCGAAAGACCCGTCCCGCATGACACAGCTGCACGCCCGCCCCTCAACCTGCGACCGCCTCGCACCTGGGTCCTTCCCGAGGGGGTGGGGTGTAATACGGTCGGGCTGGGCGCGTTCTGTTTCCAGCTAAGATGCCGAAACCTGGTAGCCGGTAGCCGGAGGTAGCCATGAGCCTCGTTTCCGTCTCCGGTTACGCCAAGCTCCACGGTGTATCGAAGGGCGCCGCCCAGAAGTGGCAAACCCGTGGCCTGCTAAGGTTTCGCGACGGAAAGGTCGATGTCGAAGCGTCTGATCAGATGCTCGCTCATGCGGGCGTAGGACGGTTTGCTGATGCGGCTACCAAGCAGCGCCGAACGGCTACCAGTAGCCGCTCACAGGTAGCCGCTCCGGTAGCCGTTTTCTCCGCAGCGATAGCCGACGGCCTGGAGGATGCGGCGGCTCAGGGCGACGAGGATGCGAAGAACGTCCTCGATTTCATGGCCGGCCTCGCCGAGGGCCGGGCGGTTGATCTGATCACCGCCCAGACCATGAAGGAGAACGGCCTGGCGGCTGTGCGGATCATCGAGGCCCGCAAGCGCGCTGGCGAGGTGATCGAGTTCGCCGACGCGGAGGCCATCGTCTTCGAGATGTTCCGGCGCCAGCGCGATGCCTGGATGAACTTCCCGTCCAAGGTCGGGCCTCTGATCGCTGCCGACCTGGGGGTCAGCCCTGAACGTGTGCTGGAGGTGTTGACTGCGCATGTCCACCAACAGCTCACCGACCTTGGCGAGCCCATCGACCCGCTCGGCGAAACTCGACCGACTGCGGCTGACCGCCAGAAAGGCAGCGACCCCGCCGCCAAGGCTTAGCCTGCCAGAGTGGGCCGATGAGTTTCGTCACCTAGCGCCAGAAGCCGGCAGCACATCAGGGAAGTGGCGGACGTCGACCGTGGAAATCGGACGCGGCCCGATGATGGCCGTGACGGAACCCGGCGTCGAAACCCTCTCCGGGATGGTCTCGACCCAGCTTCTCAAGACAGCGCTGCTGGAAAACATCTTCGGCTACTTCGCCCATCTGGACCCCTGCCCTATCCTTCTGGTCCAGCCGAAGGACGACGCGGCAGAGGCTTTCTCGAAAGAGCGGATCGCGCCGATGATCCGGGTCACGCCAGCCCTGAAGGGCCTGGTCGGACACCGCCACACCCGCACGTCGGAAGACACGCTGACGTTCAAGAGTTTCCCCGGCGGGTTTCTCGCCCTTGTCGGGGCCGGCAGCCCCGACAACCTCGCGCGGCGGCCGATCCGGCTGACCCTATACGACGAAGTCGACAAGTATCCCGTGACCAAGGAGGGCGACCCGTTCGTCCTTGGCGACGAACGTCAGGCCACCTTCTCGAATGCACTCAGCGTCCGCGTCTGCTCCCCGACGATTTCGGGCGCCAGCCGGATCGAGACCAGCTACAACGAGGGCGACCAGCGAAAGCCATCAGTCGAGTGTCCTCACTGTTCTCACCGTCAGTTCCTGACGTGGAAGCATGTCCAGTGGGAAAAGCGGGTCGTCGAAGGTCACGAAACAGAACACCTTCACCAGACCGCGCAGATCTACTGCGAGGCATGCGGCACAGGATGGAACGAAGGCGAACGCCTGAAGGCGCTGCAGACGATCCGCTGGCATCAGACCCGGCCTTTCATCTGCTGCGGCGAACGTCAGGTTCCACTCGAAGCTTACGCTGCGCTGTCGAAGGCCGGCGTCGCAGACCCTGTCGCTCCGCTGTGGGACTGGTGGTCGAGCCGACGCTGGGCTGTCTACCGTGCAAAATGCCGGTGCTGTGGGGAGTGGGCGGTTTCAAACCACCACGCCAGTTTCAACGCCGGGAAACTCTACAGCCCATGGAGCCGGAAGGACTCCCCCGCGCGCATCGCCAAGAAGTGGCTGGATGCCCAAGGCGACGAGGACAAGCTTCAGGCCTGGTGGAATACCCAGATGGGTCTGCCCTATCGCCGCCACGCCGGGAAGGAAATCCCAGCTGAGACGCTGGCGGCTCGCCGTGAGAACTGGAAACAGGGTCACGTCCCTCAGGGAGCGGTCATCCTTACCGCCGGCATCGATACGCAAGATGACCGGGTCGAGGTGGAAGTTGTCGGCTGGGGGCGGGACGAAGAGTCCTGGTCCATCGACTATGAGATCATCCCCGGCGCTTTCGACGATCCGAACACGAAGAGGAAGCTGGACGAGTATCTGTTGCGAACCTTCCGTCGTGCCGATGGGCGGGAAATGCGGGTTGTCGCCGGCTGCCAAGACTCGGGCGGACACCATACGGACGCCGTCTATGAATTCTCGAAGGGCCGGCTCGGTCGGCAGGTCTGGGCCATCAAGGGGGCCAGCGACCGAGCAGGCAAGCGGTCGCCGGTCTGGCCGTCGAAGAAGCCGACGAAGAGGAAGCGTGACAGGTTCCGCCCCTTCATCATCGGGACGCAGACGGCGAAGGACGTCATTTCGCACCGGCTCCAGATTGCCGAGCCAGGTCCAGGCTACATGCACTATCCCGCAGATCGGGATTTCGACTGGTTCAACCAGATCACGGCGGAACGCCTGACGGTGAAGGTCGAGGCCGGTCAGCGATACTTCATCTGGCAGCCAATCCCCGGCCGAGCGAACGAAGGTCTCGACTGCCGTGTCTACGCCTATGCAGCCCTCAAGGGCCTGATGGCTGGAGGCTTGAAGTTGAACAATCTCGTAGAGCGCATCGGCGGTGACGATCCCGCCGAAGACCCGCCGCCCGGCCCAGCAGCCGACCCAGAGGCGAGCGAGCAGGAAACGACGCCGACCCCGGCGCCTAAACCCCGACGTAGTCGACGCCGCCGCCAGTCACGGAGCGGAGACGACATGGTCTGGTAGCCAGGAGGCGTCGATGCCCGAGAGCGACAACTATCAGTCGGAGCTGATCCAGCTTCGTGCCGGCCTCGGCAGCGGCGTCGTCACCATCGAAAGCAATGGCCGTCGGAAGACCTACCGCAGCGTCGGCGAGATCGAGCAGGCCATCAAGTATTTCGAACGGCTGGGCGGCAATCGTCGACGTCGCCGGTCGCGGTTTCGCCTGGCGTCGATTGGGAGCGAATGATGGGCTTCATCGACGGCATTATCAGCGAGATCTCGCCCGCCTGGGGCGCCAGGCGGGCCGCCAATCGCGCCAAGGAAACCGTCTTGACCGAAGCCCGTCGGTCGGTCTCGGGCCGCAGGGGTTATGACGGTGCGCGTCAATCGCGCTTCAGCCGAGACTGGCGGACGGGCGGAGGCACGGCAGACGCCGAGATAAGCCCCGACCTTTCGACGCTCCGCAACCGCTCGCGCGACTTGGCCCGCAACAACCCCTACATCGCCTCAGCGGTGCGACAGCTTGTTGCGAACCTTGTGGGTGACGGCATCGAAGCGCGGGCGGTTCACGCTGATCCTGAGCTTCAGCGCATTGCCCAGGGGGTCTACGACGAGTGGGCGCGCTCGCCAGTCGATGGCCGACACGACTGGTATGGCGTCCAGCGCCTGGCGGTCAGGACCATGATCGAGGGCGGTGACATCTGCACCGTCTGGTCTGAGCGCGACGGAATCCCCGATGCACGCATGACGCTGATGGAAGGCGACCAGCTGGCAAGCCCGCTGCAGGGCCTGATCAACCGCGAGCTTCGCATTCAGGATGGCGTCGAATACGACACTGAAGGCACTCGCGCCGCCTATCACTTCCTGACAGCCCACCCAGGCGATCCGGTCGGCGGGATCATCCGCAAGACCCGCCGCGTCTCTGCGGATCACGTCGATCACATGTTCGACGCCACTCGTGCAGGTCAGACGCGCGGCGTCCCGTGGCTCTGCCCCTCTATCCGCAAGGTGCGTGAGCTTCAGGAACTGGCGGATGCGATCCGCACGAAGAAGCGTCTTCAGGCATGCATCGGAATCATTCGCACGCTCTCGGCCGACGAGTCCGAAGAGATCGACGATGGTGCCGAGGGTGACGTAGAGGCCGGCGAGCGAGACACCTCTGGGTCGCCTGCCTTGGAGCGCATGTCGCCCGGCATGGTCGTCGAGGGCCTTCCGGGCGAGTCGTTCACCACGATCCAGCCGACGGCGGACGGCGACAGCGACGTGTTCTATCGCCAGGAGTGGGGCAGCGTCGCGGCATCGCTGGGCGTGCCTGAACACCTGATGACCGGCGACGTGTCAAAGGCCAACTATTCCAGTCTCCGGGCCGCGACTGTCTCGTTCTGGACCCTGCTGGACGACTGGCAGGCCAATATCATCGTGCCATTCCTGCTCGACCCGGCGTTCAAACGCCTGATGCGCCGAAAGGCGTTGGAGCTTCGCCAGCCCCGTCTGGTCGAGGTGAAGGCCGAGTGGACGCCGCCGCCCCGCTTCTGGGTCGATCCGGTCAAGGACGTCGCCGCGCAAATCATGGAGGAGCGAGCCGGCTACGTGAATAAGCCGGAAGTGCTGGCCCGCCGAGGCATCAACTGGCGCTCGCATTTCCTTGAACGCGCCATGGTCGACAAGGAAAGCGACCGCCTGGGCCTGGCCTTCGACACTGACCCCCGCAAGATAAACGGCACGGGCGCGGTCCAGCCGGCAGCGGGCTTCATTCTGCCGAAAGCCGTCTCCGAAGACCGCAGCGCGGTCGATCTCACGACCGCGAGTTTCTTCGGTCGAATGCTGGAAGCCATCGAGGCCGGAGATCACGCCACGGTCAACAATGGATTCGTGGAGGCGGCGCTCGCCAACCGATCCGGCAACCCCAGCGGCCCCGCCATGGTCGCGATCATCGCCGCCCTCACGGGTGCTGACGAACCCGAGAATAGGACCTGACCATGTTGCTTCGAACGCGACTGCTCGGCAGCGCCATCGCGCGCTCGCCAAACACTGATCACGCCGCAGCCACTCATGTGCAGGCCGGCGATCTGCAAGGGCGCAGCGCGACGCGCCAGATCGGCTTCAAGCCCGAGACCTACGACGCCGCCACACGGAGCGTCGAAGCGATTTTCTCCACGGGTGCTCGCCGCCGGACCTGGTTCGGTTTCGAAGAGCTGGAGATTTCGCCAGAGGCCATCAACCTGACCCGCGTCGAGTTGGGTCAGGTCTGCGCTCTCGACAGCCACAACCAATACGAAGTCGGCGCTATCGTCGGCTCCGTGACTGAGGCGCGGGTCGAAGGTCCAAACCTTGTCGGTCGCATCGCCTTCGCCGAGACCGACTTCGGCCGAGAAGTCGAAGGCATGGTTTCGCGGGGTGAGTTGTCCGGCATCAGCGTCGGCTACACCCTCGACACGATTGAACGGGTCGGCGTCGAAGACGAACGCGACATCTGGCGCGCGACCCGATGGACGCTGATGGAAGTCAGCTTCGTTTCCGTTCCCGCAGACGCGAACGCCGGGGTGCGTTCTGCGGGTCAAACCCCCGGAACCCCTGGCAAGCCCGCCGATCCCCAACAGGAGAATGACACTATGCGTACCCGCCTCATGGGCGGCGCGGCTGCCGCTGCGCTGTCCCCCAACACCGACCAAGGCGCCGCCCCGCAGGGCGGCGATCAGGAGCAACGCGGCGCGACGCCGCCTGCTCAAGCGACCGGCATCGGCCTGACCGATGGCCTGCGTCTGATCGACCAAGCGCGCGCCTTCGGCGGCGAGATCGAGACGCAGGTCCGCAGCCTGGTCGTCGATCCGGCCCAGACCATCCAATCGGTCGAAAGCGCCATTCTCGGTGCTGCCGCGCGCGCACAATCGGCCCAGACCGCCGGCATCGCCGCCGGCGCCGCCGCTCGCGCCAGCGACAGCGACCGGGAAAACCAAGCCGAGGGCATGATCGACGCGCTTGTTTCGCGCATGACCCACAGCGCCCCGACGGAGCGCGGTCGAGCCTATCGCGGCGTTCGCATCAGCCAATTGATGGCCGAGCGCAACGGCATCGCGTCGCGAGACGAGGTGGAAATCATCTCGCGCTCGGTGGGCATGCACACCACGTCGGACTTCCCGAACCTGCTCGGCACCGCCGCCAACCGCGTGCTGCTCGCCGCCTACCAGCAGGCCGCCCCGATCTATCGGACCTTCTCGCGCCGGCAGAACTTCCAGGACTTCCGCCCGCACACCATGCTGCGGATCGGCGAGTTCCCGCTCCTGAAGGAACTGACGCAATCGGGTGAGATCAAACATGGTTCGATCCCTGACAGCGGCGAGACGGTCGCGCTGAAGACGCGCGGCCTGAACCTGGCGCTGACCCGACAGGCTCTGATCAACGACGATCTGGGCGCCTTCGCCGATATGGCGGCAGCGGCCGGTCGCTCGGCCGCTGCGACCGAAGACGCCGTCGCTTTCCAGATGCTGCTGTCGAACAACGGCAACGGCCCCAAGATGGCGGACGGGAAGACGTTCTTCCACCCGGACCACAACAACGTGGCAGGGTCCGGTGCGGCGATCTCCGAGACGACCATCGAGGCCGGCTACATCGCCCTCCGCACGCAGAAGGGCGTCGGCGACGAGACGCTGGGCTATGGCCCCAGCCGCATCTTGGTTGGTCCGCAGCAGGAGCGCGCTGCCAAGAAGTTCGTGGCGGTGGTTCCTGCCGTCACGCAGGGCGAGTTCAATCCCTACGCAGGCGATCTCACCCCCGACGTTTCGGCCCGGATCACCGACAAGAGCTGGCGCCTGTTCGTGGACCCGGCAGAATTGGCGGCCTTCGTCTACGGCTATCTGCGTGACGCCGAGGCGCCGCAAGTCAGCCAGCATGAGCCCGCCAATCAGGACGGGTTCGTCTGGAAAATCCTGCACGACTTCGCCTTCGGCCCCGTCGATTGGCGCGCCGGCTACAAGAACGCCGGCCAATAAGCCCCCGAGCAGAACGGTGTCCAATCACCGTTCTGCCTCTTTCCCTAAGAGGACCTACCGCTATGAAAACCTTCGTTCAGGTCGGGGACATCCTCGACTTCATCGCTCCGGCTGGCGGCGTCGTCGCTGGCGCCGGCTATATCCACGGCGTTGCCTTTGCGGTCGCCGCCGCCAATGCCGTGGAAGGCGACCCCTATGCGGGAATCGTCGAGGGCGTCGTCTCGCTGCCCAAGGCGACCGGCGCCATTGGCGAAGGCGCCCTGGTCTATTGGGACGCCGCTGCCAAGAACGTCACGACGACGGCGACCAGCAACAAGAAGATCGGTTATGCGACGATGGCGCAAGCCTCCGGCGATGGATCGGTCAACGTGAAGCTGGTTCCGAACGTCTGATCGCGTAAGCCAGGAGGGCGCTATGAGCTTCGGTGAACTCCTGGCTGATCTCGACGCGACGGTTTTTTCCCACCTGTCGGACGACACCGCCGCCGTCTGGCACCGTGCGGCCGGCCCGACCTACACCGTCGCCGCCATGGTTGAAGGCGGCGAAAAGCAGGCCGCGCCCGGTGGCTTGCCGTCATTCTCGTCGGGCACGGTAATCCGTCTTTCGGCTGCCGAGTTGATCGCGAAGGTTCCCGATCTTTCGGGGCTGACGCAGGAACAGATCGAGCAGATCGCCCCCGAATACGCGCAAGCCTTTCCCCCTCCTCCCCAGCACCCGGTGGCGGGTGAACAAATCGTCGTGCTTGGGAAACGCTACATTTTCCACGGCGAGCCGTGGCTGGACGATGCCTCTGACAGTCGAGACTGGCTGTGTCCGGTGACGGCGGCATGAGCGCCATCCGGGGTGTCTCGTCCTGGGGCCGCCAACTAGGGACGACCGGCGACCGAGGGCTGGTCATGACCGTCGAGGGCGCTCCAACGAGCGACCTCGCCCTGGCGCTGCAAGGCAAGCTGCAGGACAGCATCGACGCGCAACTGCGCGATCTCTACGGCGCCTACTGGCGCGCCATGAACCGGGTCGTCGAGGCCGGCAAAGGCCGCCTCCGGCAAGACATCATAGGCGGCGGTTTCCACCGTGCGCAGGCGCTCGCCAACACCTGGCGCGGCAACGTCTATCCAAGGGAGAAGAACTCCCTCGACGTCGCTGGCTGGCTCTTCAATCGCGCAAGGCTGCTGATCGAAGTCTTCGACACCGGGACGGTGATCAAGGTCCGTGGCAACGCTCAGTTCCTCGCGATCCCCGTTGGTCCCGCCAAGGCCATCGTCCGTCGCCTGCAACAGCAGAAACGCAAGGGACTGATCGGCCGAGATAGCTGGGGCCGGTTCGAAAAAGACGACAGCTACGTCGAGCAGGTCGCCCGCGCTCTCGGCGTCGATCTGGTTCCCATCATCGCCCCTGACCGGCAGTCTGGCGTTCTGGTGGCGGCCGATAATCGAACCCTCACGGCGACCGGCAGGAACGCCAAGAACCAGGGCGCCGCCGCTACCCCGCTCTTCGCCCTGGCGAAGACGGCGACCCTCAGTCGCAGGATCAAGGGCCGCGCCCTGCTGGAAGAGATCATGAACGGTTTCCCCAGCGACTTCGTCCACGCGCTCGCGGGCGAGATGAGCGTGATGCAGCGAGAGGGCTCATGACCGAAATCCGCGATGAGATAGCGACCCGCCTCGCCGACACGATCAGCCAGGCGCTCGACCTGCCCGTGCCGATCAACGAACCGGAACCCACTCGTTGGACCGAGTTGAAAGAGGCGACCGGCGATCCCGCCACGCCTGGGCGCACCATTTTGCGCGCCGTCGCGGTCCAGGACGAGGGCGCGCCGGAGAGGCTGTCTTTCGTGCGCGGCGCGACGGCCGATCCGACCGACGAACTCGAAGTGACACTGGTGATCGCCTACGCCGTGCAGATCAAACCGGACTTGGGCGACGACATATCCGCGCTCAGAACGGAGCGCCGCCGTTTCCGCAAGCAGGAGGTCGCCGTCATCGTGGCGGCCATCGAAGCCGACCGCACCCTTGGCCTCGCAGCGGACACCTGCGCCGAGGTCGACCCTCCCGCCTACGAAGACGTGATCACCTTTCAGAACACCCTGCCCTGCGCCACGGCGCTGATCCCTGTTCGCGTCCTCTACACGGGCGCGAACGCCGCCGCCTGAGGAACCTCATGGAAAAGACCGAAGCGAAGCCCGATCCGCTCGACCACGACAACAACGGCATCAAGGGCGGCGTCGCACCCACTCCCGCCGTTCAGCACCTCGTGATCGTCAAGTCCGACGCCAAGCGCGGCCTCACCCACGGCGCGGTCGTCGGCGTCGACGATGCCGAAGCCAAGGCGCTGTTGAAGTCGGACCTGGCGCGCGTCGCCACCCCCGAAGAGGTCGAACTGGCTCAGCCGTTCGTCTCCATCCGCACCGCCTAACCCATCTCCACGGAGCCTACGCCATGACGACTTCGAACGATCCGCGCGGCCGTCTGGCCGAACTCTACAGCGCCTCGCAGACGGCCCTGATCACGCCGGCCGCCGCGCCTGGTCAGACCTTCGTTCGCCGCCACTTCTACGACTTCTCGCCCTCGCCTCAGGAAGAGCCCCAGGACGACGAGTTGATGGGCGGCGGCTTCGCGAACAGCATCGACGCCCGGCCGGGCGCACCCGACGTTCACCGCGCGTCGGTGCGGATCGCATGGCCGCTCGATCTGATCCAGATCGGGTGGGCTCTGTCTGAACTGCTGGGCCTGCCGGAGACGACCGGGACCGGCCCTTATGTTCACACCTTCGACAGCGCCAAGGTTCAGGTGCCGTCGCGCACCTTCGAACGGATGCTGACGCCGACGCAGTTCGACGGGGCGACGGGAGCAGTCGCCCGGAACTTGCAGTTCCCGATTGGATCTGACCGGGGATATACCCGCGTCACGGCCGACTATTTCTGCCGCGAGGCTCTGGAGCAATACGCGGCGTCCATCGCCGGCACGCCGACCGCGCCGACCATCGCCAACCGTGTCCCACGCGCAATCGGCACGTTGAAGCGCAACGGCTCGGCATTCGCCGCCGTGATCTCAGGCGACGCCACCATCGCCAACGTCCTCGGCGAGGACAGCTACCACGGGTCGAAGTATGTCGATGACGTTCAAGTCGAGGGCCGGACTGCCGCGCTGAACCTGACCGGACGGTTCAAGGGCACGGCCATGCGCGACATGGGCAAGATCGCCGTGGGCGCCTTCATCCAGGACCCTTACGATTTCGAGTTGGAGTGGGCGCTGTCGGCGACCATGAAGCTGACCCTGACCGTCAGAAATGTTCGCTTCGCCCGCGTCGGCATCGGCACCAGCGGCCCCGGCCGCCTCGATGTCCCGCTGCGCGGCCGAGCCGAGATCGGCACGGCAAATTCCATGGTGACGGCGGTGCTGACGAACAGCCAGGCGAACTACGTCTGATGCAGCCCAAGCATCCCGCCTGGGGGGCGCCCGAACCGCAGTGGGTGCCTATGGCGCCCGGCGTGAAATGGTTGCTGCGCCGCCCCGACGGCGCGGACAAGATGGTCGTCACGGCCGACGTTCAGCAGGCTATGTCGCGCATCTATCAGGGCCGTGCGGAGTTGGAAGCGCTCGGTCTTGAGCCCGAAATGGCGGGGCAAGGCCACGTCCTGAGCCTCGACCAGATCGTCGGCTATAGCTCGCTCCTGACGGCGATCCGCTACGCCGGTCTCTGCCTGGTCGACTGGTCGGGCATGGAACACCCGGTGAGCGGCGAGAAAATCGACCCCGCCGATCCCGACGCGATCCACGACGCCCTGGTCCACGGCGCACCCGGCAGCGAGGCGCCGCTGCTCACGCCGTTCCTGGCCTGGATCGACCAGCCCAAGCGTCCGATGGGCGCTGAGACGATCCGGCTGCGCGCCCTGTCGAAGGATCACTGGTCGGGCGGCCCGGCCCGTTGCCGGGCCTGCGTCGACGAGGGCGACAGTTGCGCCAAGGGCGGATCGGTCGAGGGCCAGATTTGCCCCCGGCTGCAGCATGCGCCGCAGACGCCGGAAGGCGTCGCCGCCTGGGAGATCGCTCACACGGCCTCGGGGATATGGGAGCGCGCCGGCATGACCGGCGTGATCTCGGGCCTTCGATATCGGGAAGCCCTGTTGCTGTTCGAAGGTCAGGTCGCCGACGGGCGAGAACAGTTGGATTTCGGCGCGGCGTTCTCGGCCTTCCGCGCCATCGAGGCCGGTCGGCTGGAGGCGGAAGCGGAGCAGGCCGAGGCCGACGAGAAAGCAGCGCAGGGTTGATCCGAGTGGTCATATCTCCGACGGTGATGTCTGGAGGATGATCATGAGACCGATCTTATACTTGGTGATAGGCGTCGCCCTCACAGGCATGGCGCCAGAAGAACTGCAGATGGTTCGCCCCAGCACGATGATGGTCGTTTCAGAGAACGACCCCTTCGCCCAGGCGGACAAGGCAACCGTCTCTCTCGGCACATTTCGGACGGACTGGTTTCGCGAGTTCACGCCGAAGCTCAGCGCCTATCGCCCCCGCAACGGTGGTGAACCCGTCTACCAGTTCGAGATTGAACTTCGGCCGCTGAGATCGCCTGGCACGATAAGATCGGTCGTCGCCCTTGGCGGGGAGCCCCTCCGTGAAGTTGATGTCGAGGCGTTCAACTTCAACTGCTCGCGCAACTGCTACAACTCAGCGGCCGGCATCTGGGCATTGACCGAAAATCAAATGACGACTCTTCGATCTGGGGCGCACCTGCCCGTCCGAGTCGAAACTACTAACGGTCCGGAGCACTACCTGACCATCGATATTCCTCCTGCCGCTCTAGCGGCACTTTTAGGCTGGGAATCTAAGAATCGCGGATCGGTGATCCCCTCGCTCGATAGCCTTGGACTGCCGCCCGACCCCTGACCTTTCCCAGGGTGAAGAGACCATGGGGCGGCCTTCGGGCCGCCCCATTGCTTTAGGAGTAGACATGGCGGATGGCGGCGGCATCAACCTTCGGCTTTCGCTGAAGGGGGCGGAAGAGGTTCGGGCTGAACTCGCCAGCATCGGTCCAGCCGGCAACCGGATGGCGCGCGAGCTTGACCGGGCGATGCGCCAACCGACGGCCGGCATGAAGGCGCTGGACACGGGAATGCGCGAGGCCCGCTCGGGCCTGGACAGCTTCACCGCCCGCGCTGGCCCCGCAGGCTCGGTTCTGCAATCGTTCGGACCATGGGGTTTAGCCGCCGCCGCCGGCATCGCCGCCGTCGTCGCCGGAGCGGCTTCCGCCGTCGCCATCGCCAACGATGCAACCCAGGCGGCGGCGGCCCTGACTGACGCGTCAGAACGCATCGGCGTCGGCACCGAAGCGCTCCAGCAGTGGCGCTATGTGGCGGATGAGGCCGGGGTGCCGGTCCAGTCTCTCGAAGCCGATCTGGAAAAGCTGAACGGCACGCTCGGCAAATTCAAGGCGGGCATCGGCGACGCGAAACTGAAGCCTTGGTTTGAAAAGCTGCAGATCAGCAAGACCGATCTCGACAGCATCCAGACGGCCGATCAGTTGATGCTGATGATCGCGGGGCGGCTGGAG